TGAATTCCAAGTTTCACCAGGTTTATTAATTCTATAGTCCATCTTTCGTTCTGGGTCTACATGTGAATATTTCTTATATTTCAAACAATTTTTAATAGTGGTATCACTTACATCGTATTTTTTTGCTAGTGTTTGTGTTGTCACTTCACCTAATTCATAAACATCTCTTATATTTCTAACTTCAATTTCTGTTAATTTATACATCCATTTTGGTTTAGGGGTTTCTTTTTTCACCCATCTAGTTTCTACCACATATTCTATATATTTTTGGATTTCGGTTTTATCAATAATTTTAGATAAATCAACTTCATTTAAATTACCATATTCTTTATGGATTATTTTGGCTGCAATATTATATGCATATCCAGCTTGTTCTTCACACTCATAATATCCTATATGAATACTATTTTTTAAATCATAAGGTTTAATGGCAACACGCCAATTTTTATTATTTTTCTTTTCTTCATTAATATAACTAACACCCAGATATTTACTAGTACCATTCTTTTTGGGTTGTCTATTTTTCATATTTTGAGATTTAGTAACTAATCTCAAGTTCTCTTTTCTGTTATCCAAACCATTTTGGTTTATATGGTCAACATCAAAAGTTCGGTCATACAAAACATCTAACACCAATCTATGCATTAAGAATTGTTTTCTTTTTGAAGAACCTTTAACATGTTTTCTAATCAGAGCATACCTTGTATTACTATTGGTTGTTTTACGTGCTTCCCAACTCCATTTTTCTGAAAACGATATAATTTTCACATAGTCCTCATCATCAATGAGTATATCATAATTTCCACAACTAGATTTAATTTTTTTAGACATAGCAATAATTATAGCAATCGATTATATTATTCACTTCTTCTTGAGATGAGTTTGTTCTTATAGAGATAGCTTCTACACAATAGCCATTTAGATATGGTTCTATAATATTTCTTATATAGCTTTCTTTAGTATGGGCAAAATTAGATAGGTTCATAAATGTCATTATCTTATTTGATATTTTTAAAGTATTCTTATTGCATGTTCGACTGGGATGATTTTGTTCCATGGGTTTGTAGTTGGATAGTCTTTATTAGTCTGGGTAATGGCATTTAAAAACTCAATATCTTTATCGATTTCTCTATTTATATCTCTACTCATGATTTATCTATTGCATTCACAAATTTTCTAAGCAGCACCATTTTTCTTCTTATCCCTACTCTTTCGGCAGTAGCCAATTCAATTAGGAGGGAATTAAATGTTTCAACCGTCATTCCTTTATATTCATCACCAGAAGTTTCTAGTGTTTCTTCTAGTTCTTTTTCCACGTCCATTTTATCGACTGGTTCACATGCTTTGGAGCACATCTTACATATGTAACAAGCGTATGCTCTCCACATACTACCAGATGCTTCTATTTCTTCTTCTGAAGCTGGTGGAATCATTTCAAATCCACAGCAGTCACTTACTTTATTTTCCATTTAGTCTTCTTATATTTATTTCTTTAAGTACTGATTTAACATATTTGGTTCTTGATTCTATAAGCACTAGTCCTTCATTAATTTCCCCAAGGAGTTCATTAAGTTCGTTACCAGACATTGGTCTTTTCATACGTTCTTCTTTGGAGTGGTATAGATTGGTATCGATTGCTAGTCTATGAGTATCTATCAAACCGTTAGTATCTGTATAGTCTAATATGTCTAGAGGTTTCATTGCTTTACTCATCATCTTTTATTTTTGGGGTTTGTTCATTATTCAAATTCTCTTTAGCATTTTCAAACAAGTCCTTTATATCTTTTGAATTATTTTTCATCATATTTATCAATGGGTCTTCTAATTCTACAAAGCTTTCCATAACAGCAGTGTTATCATCCCAATCTATTGACTTTATTTTTTCAAGGATTTTTTCACCTTGTTCGGCAGCATGCATGGTATATGCTTCATTCATCATCTTAGCCCCCCATAGCCCCAAATTAACTAGCCATCCTTCGGTGATTTCTACCTTCTTTTTTTCACCATTAGTTATTTCCCTTAGATGTGCTATTATTGCATCAGCCATTTGTTCTTCATACGCATCGTACATGGTTTTATTTTCATTTTCCATTTGTTCTTCTTTTAATTACTTCGAACATCATATCTTCAATTTCTTTTTCGATATCATCGTCCAGGTTGTACCACCAGTCATCGAATCCACTTCTATCACATAGGTTATCAAGTATTTCTGACACGGCTTGTTTTATTCTTCTATTGGGGATAATTGGTTTATCACCATACCCTAAATCATCATGGGTTATATTCATTTGGTCTTTTTATTATTTATTTTATTTATAACTCTTGTTAATTTTTCTTTTACTCATCTTCTCTATATTTTTTATATACATTATCATCTGAATCGAATATAGCCCCTCTAACCATCCATCTAAGGAATACTGATACGATTATACAAGATACTATTAATTTAAAGAGGAATGGGCTTGGTGACCATATCATCACCACCAATCCTATTATTGATGTTAATAATGTTGATACCATCACCCCCATTAATATTTTTGTTTCTATTGGGAGTTTATGTATGTCCCAGTTATCTTTTTTACTCATATATTTTTTCTTTAATCATTTGATTCATTAGCACATCTTTATATGCTTGTGTTATATGTTTTTCGAACATTACATCTACACCATGCCAAGGCATGAAGTGGAATGTTTCTTCTCCGACCCATTTGAGGTATTCAGTACCAGGTTTAACTGCTATAGACACTTCTATATCGTAACATTCATCGGTTGGATATAGGTCACCACATTGAAGAGCTGTAAACGTTATTATTTCGTAACCCATTTGGTGTAGGGTTTCTTTTTTTTCTTCTGGTGTAAAGTTTAGATATAATTTCATTATTCTTCAATTTTATTATCTACAACGAAGTACATTATTAAGCACATTCCAGCTAGTACTAGATTGAGTATTTTTAGGTTATCAGATTCGTATGAATCGCCAAGAATCAATAATGCCCAGAATGCGATATATAGTTCGGTTTTATTTAGTTTTATTTTTTTCATTTTTATTTGATATTTATAATTAACTATGAAACAAGTACTTAAATTCCTTAAGAACCTATTTATGGGTTGCATTCTCGCAATCTTTTGGGTATTATTATGTACCCTTATGGTCTTTCTATTTTACTAGAAGCATTCTTTGTGAAAGCTAATGGTTTTAATAGACTTATCATATCTAAATTGGTGGTTGATATATTCATCACCTTTTGGTATTCTATCCATACACTTAAAACATTGTCTATGTCTTGATGTTTTTTGTATATTTGATGAACGCACATTTTTTAATATAACTGGTGGTAACCAGTCTATAAGTTTACAAGATGGTGATATTTTATCCTTTGCGAATGCCATTAGTCTAGTTTATCTATAATACTTTGAAGGAATTTTTTAGTTCCCCCCTTGGCTTTAGCAATTGCTTTGTCCACATCTTCTTGAGATACTGGTTTGATATTGAATGGTGTTTCGATATCGCTTAAGAATTCTTTTACAATTTCCAATATATCTTCTGCATCACCATCATTAGCCAGTGATTCGTTAAATCTATCAAGAAGGTATTGTTTTTGTTTTTCGTTTAGTTTCATGATTGTTTTTTTTAGTGTTGAATTGTTATTATTACTTTTTTTAATTTTAGGTCTTCAGTTTTAATTCTTCTACCCGTATTGGAATCAAGTATTGCTTGATTTTTCAATTCTTCGTATTCCTTTTTGGTAAAGAAGATACCACTATTTAATTGACCTAAAAGGACACCACTTATTAATTGGTAGTTACCATCTTGGTTATCCATTAATATTAGGTCGGCTATTTGGTCGGCTATTATGAATGTTTTTATCTTATATGTATCTTTCATGATTGTTTTTTAAGTCTAAATATATGCCAGTTATACCAGCTTTCATTTGGTATTACATCGTAATGAAACCAATCTACTTGAGATATGGTATCCCTTTCTACGTTAACCATATGGTTATACACATGGTTTCTAGCCTTATTTAATTCATATGCTGATAGCACACCTTCTTTACCTAATTCGTGAAGAATATGGTGAGGACCCTTAAGTCCTTTACGGTATTCGGTCAACATGAGTTGTAATATTTCTTTGGTTGATTTATGTGCCATAGTTAAAATCCCATTACTTCAAAGAACCCACCATATGATAGGATTATGATGTTGATTATTACAGCTACAAGGGATGCCCACCCATTATATTTTTGGTCTTTTGGTTCACCATGTTTTATTACGTTGCTTACAAAGTCTATTGTCATAAGGAATAGTATTAGTAGTTGTGGTATCATATATTTAGTATTTATTAGTTCCTATTAGTTCTGGTGTTTCAAAGACGTTACCAATGATTCTCCATTGATTTTTTGCTATTACTTCATGAAGTGGTTGTCCCACTTCTTCTAGTGTTGCCATTTTGGTATAGATACCCATGTAGCATCCGACCATAAATCTAACTTCCACTTTCCAGTCTCTAAATTCTAGGAAGTCACCTTCAAATATTTCATTATTATCATAATCCAGAAGGTCTGTTGATGTCATCATTTCTATGGTATCATGTGTTAACCTTGCAAATCGCATTTTATATGTTAGTCCATCATCATCATTATATAATCTTTCTACTTCGATTAAATCACCCATTAGGTTAATGGCGAAATCATTATCTTCATTTGGGTTAATCATAGCACCATTTGGGTTGCTTTCGTTAGTTACCCACACCCTTGTTTTTTTTGGTATCATTATCTATGTTTTTCGATTAGTTTTTCTAATTTATGTCTTGGTAATTTATGGAAGTTATTAAAGAAGTCTTTCATAAATGAATCGGTTACGATATCATTTTGTAGGTGTATTAGTGACCCTACGCTATAACCCTCTTTTTCTAGGTGTTCAAGGATTTCATCGTTATCGAAGTCATCTATGTGCCAATCATGGCAGTCACAATCATCTTCATCCATTGCTTCATCTTCGGGTATCATATCCAGAGTCCATCTAGCATAATTTTTAATAACATTTTGGTTTAGGGTTTCCAGTAAGTCTTCTTGTTGGTCATCATCTTCGACTAGTCCAACGGTTGCTTCAACATATGTCCAACCAGTTCCGATTAATGTATCTGTCCCAACCACTTGCATACCCTTATGGGTTAATTCAACAAAGGTATATTTATGGTAAAATCCTTCTAAATCTTTACCAGTGAATATCTTCCTACCAGGTTTTAATTCACCACCTAGGTTTATATAGTCACTTACGGTTATGTGTACAGTTTCAGTCATTATTCTTCTATTTTTTTCATTCTCCACTTATGTCCCATGTATCCACTGAATGTAATCCACCCTTCTTCCCCAGATGTTATACCACCATGACCCACATCAAATCCACAAGAGTATTGGTCACCTTCTACTTCAAAGTATGCAGAGTCATCACCATTTGGTTCTAATGTAATAGCAGTAATTTTATTAATGTTAGTGAGTTCTGGTAATTCACCACCAAATAGTGCTCTATCCATTGAATCACCGAAGTCTTCAAGTACACCACCGATAAATTCATCTTGTTTATTAACAAATTGTTCCCATAGGGGATATGTTTTACCATTTATAACGATTGGTTCATTTTTCATTTTGTATGTAGTTTAATGTAGTTCTTAACAGCTTTAGTTTCTTCTTTGGTGAATAGGTAAGTATCTTCCTTCATCATTGGAATAATCTTTGATACTTTACCTTTCATAATATCATCAGTAAATTCCATTTGGGTATATCCCATAGTATCAATTGCTTTTTGGAATATATCCGTTTCTTTTAAACAAGTTTCTTTTAGTTTTTCTTTATAGATTCTATCTTGTTCAATAAATTGTGTACATGTTTCTTTAGTAAATACATGGTCACCACTACCACAGAAATTACATACACCTAGACCACTTACATTTTTTAAATTAGGGTTCATATTATTTGTTAGTAAATTTATTATAGTTGTTTAATATACCCAGTATATTATCTGCACCAACTGGATTAGCCGAGTGCACATAGAACGTTGGTAATTTAACATCGTTATCCATACAGTATTCCACAAGCCATTTTGCACAGTCCATTCCAGTTTTCTCTTGGTATGTTTGGGCATCTTGGTAAGCTTTACTTGATTCATACGTACCCCAATGTTCTTCTGGGGTATAGTGTTCATCTGCCAGGTCGTGGTCAAAGCTAATTGCCAATGGCATACCATACATTTCAATCCACATAACGAATTGTTCGTAGTTTAATACCCAATCGATATCGTCATACCCAGATGGTACGGTCTTCGCCAAATTTAGGTATGGATTTCTAAGGTCATCAAGCCAGAGTAATTTATTCATTATTTAAGTAGTTTTTAATAAAGGTTGATACTAATACGGCTTCCATGTCCAAATCAGTCTTATGGTTATGGTCATCCATTTGATGCCAATTTTCATTAATATATTCTGTTAGTTTATCATATAGGTCTATAGTTTCAACACTACCACCACCTTTGATGATTCCATGGATGACTGGGAAAATTATGGTTTCAATTGGGGAAGCCATTGTTTCTGTTTCTAAGGATAACATATATTGAGCCATTTGTTCCATGCTTTGGGCTGTTTCAAGACGACCTAGAAATGGTGTTGAATCGGATAAAAACCCTAGTGATTCCCATTTTAGATATGTTTCATCTTCTTTTAACGCTAAAATTGTTTCTATAATATGGTTAATATCCATACATTCGGCATCTACTTCTATTTTACACCCATCCTTATGTTTGAATGTTAGTTGCCCAAATCCAGTACCTTCTTTACCCCAATCTATGATGAGGGTATCTTTATCTTTATATCCTATTTCTGCTTTCATGCTTCTACCATTTTAGCTTTTTGTTCTTCTTGAATCGAATCTACGATATCGTTAAGAACACCGTTACAACTAATCATCTTTCGACATAGTTTAAGGATTACCACTTCAGTGGTTGTTAATTCACTTTCAGTAGCCATTCGTGGCTCTTTTCTTTGTAAGTAAACACTATCATCATTAAGATAGATTAAGAAGTTATCTTCGTTTTCAATTATTGTATTTTCCATAGGTTTTATTTTTAGTATTACTCATGTTTAGCTATATTTTATTTCTTTTCTAATTTGCATAATAAGTCTTCCCAGGTGGTTTTCACCTACGTTGGGAGATTCGCTTAGGTCTACACCCCAGAATTTATCTTTCCATAGGTTACCTTCTTGAATATTTTGGTCACCAGTTTCAATTAACTTGGTGAAGTATGGTTCTTGTGCGAATTTTTTCTCAAGACATATTCTCATTGCTGATATCTTTCTATCATCCCAACCAATATCGTCTTTAATTTCTTTAGACTTTCTTTTCACCTCTGCTGGTGAATGACTCAAACAGATTTTTAACCATTCAACACTATCATTTCTCAATGACATGTAGGCATTTTCTACAGAGGCAAAAACATATGGACCAATTTTTATATCGACTGGTGCGAAGTTTGAAAGCCATCTGGTATCTTCTCTAAATTCGTATATCATACTATTTCACCATTTGCGATTTCCTCAGCTCTACCAAGAAGTTCTATTTTTCTTTCAATATCTTTTCTTACACCACCTTTGGTTCGATTAACAGATTCAATATCATAACCTAGTCTAAATACCATTTTATTATTTGGTACTGTAATCAGTGGACCAAAGAATCTATACTTCTTAACCTTTTTATAGACGTTATTGGTTAGATAGAATTTAGTTTCTGCGGTTTCACCATTAACTTCATCATAATCATAGATTATTCCGTAGTATACTGTTTGACCGTTTATATTTAATGTTTTCATATAACACCAGTCAATTTAAGAATTGCAAATCCTATTAATGCTCCTATTACACCAACACCAGCACCAACTAAAAAGCTAATTGCTACGTTGAATATTCTTTTTAACATTTTTTCTTCCATCATTTATAATTTAAACAAATATAGTTAATTAATTATTAACCCACAAGTTATTTACCTAGTTTTTTAAAGTATACATCCCAACAAGCTGCTTTAGCACAGACTGGTGGTTCGGTGGGCATACCCATACAACCACATTCATATCCACCACAACACATGTGTATTTCTATTGATGTACCACAAGTATCACATTGACCTTCCATTATCTGTTGGCTATTTCGATTGAATTTTTGGACACACTGTGTAACCCTTTATTCAAACCAACTCTAGTTTTATATGTTTCTGATATACCAATGGTTTCACCATTACCAGCTTTTAGTATAAAATATTCTTCTAAATTACAACCAATTTTAACTTCAAAGTTAGTCAAATCTTGGGCATTTTCTATAACGGAATTAATTCCATTTTCAGCACCTTGTTTAGATGCGTATGTTTCTGAGGATAGGATTGTTCTACCATTCCTAGCTTTTAGAACGAAGTGAAATTGGTTATCACTTGTTTCTTTAATTTCGAATTTTGGGTTTGTTTGTTTCATAGTTTTTAAGAGTTTATTGCTGATACGTATTTTATATGTTCTTTCCATGTATTTTTTAAGAAGAACTCTTGAATATATTTTCCATAATTTTCATTTGTATCATCAAACACTAATGTTAATTTATTGATAATACGTTTTATCAAACTTGATTGGGTACGTGTTAGTTTAACACCACCTTTTATATTTAATTTTAGGCTATCACATATTGTTCTAAGTCTAACATTGTCGGGTGTATTAAGATATAATTCATTACATATTGTAAAGTCAATTAATCTCCTATATTTAGTATTATTTGACATTTGTTTTATTCTTATTATATTGGTGATATGAAAGACCCAAGACCAGACATGATATCTAAGTATTTAAAGACGTATTACCCAGTAAATAGGGTTAAGATTAAAACCAAATTTAGACGTGCCATCGTAATTGATGGTAGGCCACATATGTTATTAACCGAGAAAAAATACATCATAGGTCGTTTATTTAATTTAATGCAGACAATTTATGATATGGACAGAAAAACTGTTTCTACCATCTTAAAGTCTCATTATGGTACAACCGTATGATTACTTTTTCAATTGTTTAATCTTCGACATACACATATCACAACCTTTCTTCCAGCACCATTGGATGTTATGTTTTAGGTAGTATAGTATTCCACTACCACCAATTAGTCCCCAAAGTAATGATGGGTGACCTTCGCCACATATTCCTAGTAAATGTTTAATTGTTTCAATCATAATCGTTTTTTTTCTGCTTTAGTTAATAATTCTTTTGGTACATCACATAGTTCTGAAAGTATTCCCAGGTCGAGTCTCCATTTATATTGAGACCTATCCATATGTATTGTCATTGTTTCTGCTAGGTGGTCAAGACATTCTTTATGTGACCAACCATTAACGGTTTCCATGTGCTTCAGCACCTCAGCTTGTTTACCAATTGCTGTTGCTCTACCAAAGTGTTTCACTTGGTGGCATTTCGGACAAAGTGATATAAGACCGATTAGTTTTTGAGTTTTAACCTCATCATTATAATCCCATATTTCGTGGCATTCCACGTTATGTCTATATCCTTGTTCTTTACCAGTTTGTTTACATATCTCACATTTATTACCAGCTTTAGCGTAGCTTTCCTTTCTTAGTATATTCCAATACTTAGTTGGGAGAAGTGTTCTAACGTTGGTATAGAAGCAAGTCTTAGGTATTAGTTCTAATAGTACTTTCATTCCCATGGTTCTTTTGGTCTTGTCATTTTGAAGTGTTCTCTAAATTGGTATCTTGGTATGATATACCCTTTGGTATTACTATTCCAATCACCAACCCCAGACTTTAATTCAAAATCATTATCTTCTATTAAATCCCTTAGTTTATCTGATTTAATATACCAGATTTCCTTTAGGTATGGATAGAATGTTATAAAGTAATCAGCTTCTGTTACAATGATTCCAGATTCTACACCCCTACATTCTATTTCAATGAATAGATTATTGGTGTCATAATCTGGTCTACAAGTAACATCGGTTTTAACCTCTAATGTAACTTCTTTAGGGCTTTTAGGTAGAACCATAACGATATCATATTTGTTATCATTATCTTCATTATCTCTTACGTATGTTGCACCGTATGATTCAAGGTCACGTCTTACGAATTGTTCACCTTTTTTACCTAGTTCTAGGTCATTTAAAAATTCTCCAGTTGCCATTATTTTTTATATATTACATCGCATTGTTTGTTCCAAGCATCTATTATATTTTGGGGGTTTCCACCATAACCACCAACATGTTTACCACATTTACAAGTTAAATAATATGGGGTTCTACTATACCCAATCCAATATCCATCTGGTTTGTGACCACATGAACATGTATTTAATTTATCTGTTTTAGAGTTTACTTGCATCGATAACGCTTTTAATTATTTGGTCGAATTTTGCTAGGGTTGGTGTATCTAACATTGAGATAGCATTGTGTGACCTTAAGTCGTATAATGATATCATTAAATCATCCTTACCCAAACTTTTATTGGTTCTACTAATTGCTAATGCACCACCATTAGTTGGTTCTGCTTCTGGCATCTCACAATCGGTTAATTGACAGTATACGTCTCTAATTGGTATTGATACCTCTCCAGATTTCATACCTTTAAGTTTCATTTTAATCTCTTGGTCTGCCGTTAGAGTGATATTAATTTCTCTATCATTAATTTTAACGGTTGATTCTCTAACTAAATTCTTATTTAAAAGTGTTGCCATTTTTCATGTTTTTATTCGTTACAACAAAGATAATCAATTTTTAGTTAAAAAACAAATATTTATATAAAAGATATGGAAAAAAGAATGTCCAACAAGGAATTAATGGGTAAGTTTATTGACTTCGTAACGAGTTATTTAGATATTACAACACCATTACAGATTAAACTAACCAAAGATAGGGGTGACATAGTAACAACTGCTTACTACGACACCCAGAACTTCATAACCGTTATATATATAAAGGATAGAGCGATTATGGATGTCATGCGTAGTCTTGCACATGAAATGGTTCATCACCACCAAAATGAGATTGGTACTTTAACTGGTACTGCCGAAGATGGTGCAGATGGTTCTGCAATAGAAAACGAAGCCAACGCTAAAGCGGGTGAAATCATTAGGATATTTGGTAAACAAAATCCAGAGATTTACACTAACAACTCTTAACGGTCTTAATTATTCTAGCAGCAATCTTATATGGGTCACCATTAGATGCTGGTCTTCTATCTTCCAGATAACCTTTCCACCCATTATTAACAACCAACGTTGGTATTCTAATTGATGCCCCTCTATCTCCAACACCATATGAGAAGTCTTTTATAGAAGCTGTTTCGTGTTTACCAGTTAGTCGTTTATGGTTATCATGTCCATACACTTCTATATGTTCTTCTATTACGGTACTAAAGGTTTCACATATTTCCATAAATTTTTCTTCAGAACCACACGTTCTAAGTGTTTCATTTGAGAAGTTAGCATGCATACCACTACCATTCCAGTCTCCTTTGATTGGTTTTGGGTGATAATCAATATACACCTTATATTTTTCAGTTAAACGGTCTAATAGGTATCTAGCAATCCATATTTCATCACCAGCTTTCTTTGCACCTTTTGCGAATAGTTGGAATTCCCATTGTCCACAAGCCACTTCTTGGTTAATACCTTCAAATTTAAGGCCTGCGTCTAAACATAGTTCCATATGTTCGTCCACTATTTCTCTACCATGGGTATTTTTACCACCAACTGAACAATAGTAAAGACTTTGTGGTGCTGGATAACCACCAATTGGGAATCCCAATGGTTTATGTGTTGCACAATCCATTATAAAATATTCTTGTTCAAATCCGAACCAGAATTCATTTGTATCATCTTGGATTGTTGCCCTAGCGTTTGATTCGTGTGGTGTATTATCTGTATTCATTACTTCACACATCACCATTTTACCATTATATCTACCTGGGTCAGTATATATTGCGACTGGTTTAAGTATACAGTCTGAGAAGTTACCTTCGGCTTGTTCTGTTGATGAGCCATCGAATGACCATTCTGGTACATCCTCTAATTTGAGGATGCTACAGATTGGTTTGTCATCGCTAACGAATTTTCTTACTATTTTAGTTTTACTTCTAAGGTTTTGGGTTGGTTTGTGCCCATCTAACCATATATATTCTACAACATGGTCGTGGAATTGTATTGTTGGCATTTCTAATAGTTGTTCTTTCATGGTTTAATTTTTGGTTTTCTTATATAATATTCTTGAAATGGTGGTTCAATACCTGGAGATATTTTCCACCAATTAAGTTGGTAGAAGATACCATTGTCTGGTGGTCTAACTGTTGATAACATTACTGGTTTCTTTTTATTTTCGCCCATAATCTGCTGGTATTTCACCCCATTGTTTAGTTTCCCATTTAAGGATTTGTGGTGGTATTATTTTTTTTAGATAATCACAAGCTTTATTAAGTCTTGGTGTTACATCACCTTCGAACCTTGTATTAACTTCCATTTTCCTAACCCAAGCCATTGCTGTCACGGAATCGGTATATATGGGTGTTACAATTTTATGTTTTCTAACATAGTGAATTGCGTGTACAACTGCTAGAAACTCAGCAATATTATTTGTACCCATTCCTAATTCTTCTGAGAATAGTATTTCCCCAGTTTCTAAGTCTTTTCCACGGTAGAAGCATTCACCTGGGTTACCCCTAGTTCCACCATCTACGTTTATTCCTTTTATTGGTTTATCCATAACTTTTAAAATGGCATATCATCAAGACATTCATTAAATTCTTCTTCAAATATTGATGCATCGATTTTATTAAATTCTTTTAAGTTTTTTTCTACATTTTCTCGTATATCAATTGGTGCTGGAGTATTTCTAAAACCCCTAAATTGTTTAATATACAATCCACCACTGTTTCGTCCTAATTCTAATGTGTGTTCTTTTACGGTATATATCCCAGAACCACCTTGATTAACGGTGTTTGCATATGTTGCAACACAGTGTTTTCTTTTCATACCTTCACCAGCCAACCCTTTGGTATCGGTAAAGATTGGGTAGTTATATTTCTTACCAAAATCAATGAAGTGTTGTTTAATATTTAACTTTTGATTATCTTCGGTGAAGAGTATTGTTGTAATTTCTAGAGAATAGTCATCATGTTCTTTAGTTAATCTCTTTTTAGACCATGAACAATTAACCTTTTTGTTAAGTATTTTAGCCATCCTAAGTGTGTCGAAGAAAATGTGTGAATTACCATCAGATAATAAATCACCATTTTGTATATTTTCCACATTCACCATAAATGGTAGGTATGATTTAAACGCACCCCAATATTTAGGGTTAGTCATTCCATGTAAAAAACTGGCAGTTGGATAGGGTACACCATAAAGGTGGGATAATGCCTTTTTATATGAATATAATTTATAATTTTTAATAATATTGATTGTTAGGTTATTAAGGATTGGGTATTCATCTAACATTCTAAACCAACCAATTTTTGTTATCAACCAGGTTTTAATTAGTATATAAAAATTAACATTTGTTTCTAGTTGTGGATTACCAAACATATTGTTTGGGTTACCACCCATATTATCACGTGTAAATGCATCTTGTATTGACCTTAAAGATGGTTGCATTATTTTTTTGGTGGAATAATTTTCAATTAAATGAAACTTACAATTTTTATAAACAAGTGATGCCACCCGTTTTTCATTGCTATATATTTTATTGGTTACACTAACACCAAAGCATTTTCTAAATAGAACAATGTTATAGTCTCGATTACTTTTATAAAAAACAATTAACCTATATTGGTAATAACTACTTCGTTCATTTGACATAAAAACAATCCTAGCAAATTGTTTATTTTTTTTATATAAATCAAATAGTTTTTTAATCTTAGGGTTATCTTCGTTATACAAAGTTATTGCTTCTCCCCAATCTTCTTTATTTTTTTTGCTCATAATCCGTTTAGTTGTTATTTTCTACAAAGATAGTAAAATTATTTTTAATATACAATTGTTTTTTAGATATATGTGATTATATTTATAGATAACAAATAAAAAACAGAAATTATGGTTTTAGAAATTACAGATAATAAATTAGAAGGAATACTTGGATTAAATAAGATTACGGTTTTAGACTTTTACGCAGACTGGTGTGGACCGTGTAGAACATATACCCCAATTATTAATGATTTTGCATCAAACAATGGTGATGTTAGTGTTGGTAAGGTAAACGTTGATTCGAATCAAGATTTAGCAGTTAAATATGGTGTTAGAGGAATTCCATCGACAGTCTTTCTTAAAGACGGACAATTAATTACTAAGGTTCAAGGTGTTATACCAACGACTAAATTAACAGAAATTATTGGTGGATTGAAGTAATTTTTTATATTTATTAGTATGAAAAGGAAGATAACAATAACCGAAGAACAATTTAATAGAATAAGTCAACTGATGCATGAAACACAGCATCTACCTTATAAATTAATTATATCTGAGGAACAATTCAATAGATTAAACAAAGTAATCGATGAAGCTGCCCATAATGATATGGTTAGTAAGATTGTATCTGATTTAGAACGTAATTATAAAAAGGCTCTTGAAACTTATCGAGATGGTAATGAATATAAACAACGTAAGGTTTTTGAAATAATAATAGATGGTGAATTAATTAGCCCTAGTGACCTACTAAAATATCTTAAGGGTAAGTATGAGGTTAGTGAAGACTTTTTAAAGCAACTATTGGATGATTGGTGTGATGGTACTATCAAGGATGATACATTATCGACTGGTGTAACAATGACTTAAATGCTATTGAGGGAAAAGATAAGGCGAGTATTAAGAGAGTTTTATGGAGACTTCCAGACAAACCTTGAGCTTGAGTATGAAAATACTATTACTGAAAATCTACTATCTGGTTCTCTTAAAAACAAGAAAGAGTGGGTAACGTATAACCAAGTCATCTTAGAAATCAAACACAATTTAAAAAATTCACTAAAAGTTAAACAATTACAATATGAATTAACAGAAAATACAGACCCAAATATGGCTTGTATTAATGTGTTGGATGGGTTTAAATTTAAGACTGTTGAAATGGAAAGATTATATTATAAAATTAAGGGATTTTAACCTAATTTATTAGTGGTTCGGATGTTTTTTTAATATTTATAATTATAATAACTACTAAAAATACAAGCATGGAAAATTTCGATTACACCATCAAAGATGGTCCAGGTGTTTACACTAACTTAGACAAAGAATATAAAGAGTTTATTAAAAAATCCATCGGTGGTCTAGATACCGAAACCACCAATAGATGGGACATTTATAATATTATTATGAATGACTTAATTGCGTTAAAACTAACAAGAGTATTTGATGAGGTAAAGTATAGACTTACCGATGGTGAAAACCCAACAACAATTATGTTAGAAATATTAGAAAGGGAAGACTATAAGTCTGAATTAGGTTGGTTCTTAAAGAATCGTGTTAAACGCTATATAGAGGAAGATTTTTATAATTCTTTCTCCCAGTAAATTTTAAAAGTGCGTTTTTCGCACTTTTTTTATGTTTAAGCTTGTAAGTTCCATAAATTATGTGTATTTTTGTATAAAATATGATTGAGTATGATTGATAACACGAAAAGGTTAAACTTCTTACGTGATAAGTATAATGTGATTGACTGTGATGATGTGGTTGGGATTAGAACTCTCAAGCTTGATTATGAAGAACGTGGTTATGATTGTCAAACATTACAAAATTATAACAATTTATCTGAAGCTGCTATTGTTTTTAGTCTTGAGATAGAGGTTTTTGATGAGGGTGGTAATAAGATACATAAGGTTGATGATAATGGAAATGAGGTTATTAAACGTAAGTTAAAGGTTTATATCTCAAATGATGTTTTTAACGATGTTGTCGAATCGGACCCCACAAAGAATAAAATGTGTTGTCAGTGGATGCTTAATATATTCACCAATTCATTAAAGAAAGGTGAGTTTGTGTTGGCTGGTAGGTTCTATCACGAAGATTTACCACTAGCAAAGGATTATCTAACAATATTTGAGGCTAATAAGCGTAAGAATATTTTTAAGGTTTTTTCAGAAGCTAGTTATCTATTGAAATATATGGTTGACCCAACCAATATAAATCAATACACATCTCTTAATCAATTATATGATGCGGTTGACCCGTTTATTATAAGAGACCCTTCAGAAATGGAGAAAACATTAAATAAATTTGTTGCCATGGGTCATGCAACGATACCAGTTAGAGATAGGCGATTTTTGGTCTATATCCCAACAACACTAGAGGCTAGTGTTATATTTGATAAATTTGTTAACTGGTGTACAGCAAGACCTGGTAATTCAAATTTTGTGACTTATAGGAATAATAAAAAACCTAATGGTGATGAATCAGATATTTATATTGTAATAGACACAAGGTTTTTTACAGATAGATTAGAAGACAAGTTTTTGTTTCAGTTACATTTTGAAACAGACCAAGTTAGAGATAGGAAACAAGATGATGCAAACCTATATGAATATGTGTTGCAACATAGTGAGAGTCTTTCTAATTATTTTCACGAAGAGTTGACTGTAATGGCAAAAGATTTGGGTGGTCATAGGAATAACAGATACTTGAATATTTTAACCAAGTTTGGTTGGACTGAGGCAATGTTTGATGTTATGGAGTATTTCACAACGATTATTGATTTTGATAATCTTGAAATACCAAGGCTACCAAATATAAGTAGATTTACAATGTTAGATAATTTAATTCTAACGAATTGTGGATTAGTAACAATAGATGAATCAATTGGTAAGTTAAAGACGTTAGAGTTAATATCTTTACCAAATAATAGAATAACGGTGTTACCAAAAGAGATTGGTAACTTGAAAAATCTAGTGTATTTAAACTTGAAGGGGAATGAGATTACTCATATACCAGATGAGATAAAATACTTAGATAAATCCAATGGTGGGTCATTATATGGCTTATCTGTGGATAGGACGAAAATCGGGAATGTAAATTATAATAAATTAATAGAGTTGTTGCCCGAAACAATTATAAATAAAAACGATTATGGCATTTGAAGACAAAAAATGGAAAAGGATGGAGCACGGACCAATAAAAGGTTCATTAAAGGATTACTTAGCTAATATGTTCGATGAAATATTAGCACAAGGTTATACCTTTAAATTATGTATTGGTACTGATTCACAAAGAAAAGGTAAAGGATATAAATTTGGGACTGTAATTGTTGTTGCCATGGAGCAAAATCTTGGTAAGGATAAGTATGGTAAAGTACTTATGCAAGGTAAAGGTGCTAAGGTTATCGGTTGTAACTACTTCAGTGATAAATACCCAAAAAATAAAGATGGGGTTAAAGAAAGAATGATGTATGAAGTTGGTAATTCAATTGAAGTAGCATACGAAATAAATGATTTAGTTCTTGACTATGGTGTTAAATTAGAAATTCACATTGATGTTAACGCAAATGTAATGTGGGAATCAAATAAGGCTATGGACGAAGCCGTTGGTTACGTTCTTGGTATGGGTTACGACTTTAAGGTTAAACCAGATGCTTGGGCTGCAACTAAATCTGCCGATAGGGTAAGTAGAACTTAATATTATGATATACGTTTTAACGACAACATGTGGTGAAATTATTAATAAAAAAGATTGCAACTCTTTAGCTGTTGCTGAAAATTACTTTGCGAAAGTGAAGAAATTTTCAGTATCACAGTTATTAGAAATTTATATTGTAAGAAAAAAATAGTAATTTTTAGGCCTTTTGTGTATTTATTCGATACTTATTATAGTAGGCGAATAAATATATATATTAAAAAATAAACCCTTAAGATTATGTCAAAAAATGTAAAGACTGTAAGAATTACAGAAAGTGAATTAGTTACCCTTATAGATAAAATCGCAACAGAAGCGATTGTTGAAGAGAAAAAAGTGTGGCTTGCAGAACAAAAAGAAGCTAATAATAAATTAGTTGAAAATAAGTTAGCAGACCTGGAGAAAAAAGTTGCAGCATTGACTGAAGCTAAAAAATAAGGAGAACTTATCCATAAAAATAAAAGAAGATTAGTGTTTATATCATATAGACACTAATCTTTTTTGTTTATAATTAAATAATTGCGTCATAGGCAGTCTTCTCTGAAGGTAATACTTGTGATGCCGTTTCTATTGCTTCTTCAATATTATTATTAATAAAGGTTGACCAAGCCGCATCATCTGCCGCACCAACACTAGCATAGGTCGATGCAGTATCACCCAATAACATAATCAATGCCCTTGAGAATACATTACTAATTTTAGTTTGATGGGTCATCATATATTCAAACGACACATTCATTTTATTAACATAATTTGTTGCTGCTTCATCCCCAGTTGTATCTTTTATAGATGCACGAAAATCGAATGCAAACTTATATGATGCTTGAAATACGCAATCTTGTAAATTCATTTCTGATGGTGGTTTAATTACACCTCTAATGATTTGTTCTTGTTCTATAATATTTAATGCCATAATTTTTTAATTTTTGTTTATTATTTAATTATTGGTTTTAACCTATTAAGTTTTTCTTTAATATCTTTAATCCTTTTTTTTGTTTTCCAATATTTAATAGCTTTATCTTCCATTTCCTTAAGTCTAGTATAATAATCTGGAATTTCTATAAGGTGGTCTAGGCTAATTTCTTTGGCTAACGATTCATCATTAACATGTTCCAATTCAACCTTACCACCAATTTCTAATTGTTTTTTAATATCGGCAACGGATATATCAAATTTATTTGCTATGTCTTCCACTGATTTATCATCGGATAGACCACCCTTTAGTTTGTCTTTCATTATTTAAGTATTAATTTGTCGGTCTTTTTATTATAGGTAATATTAATTGTATCCCCCCTCTTAACATCACCAGATAGAATCTTATCCGCTATTGGTTCTTCAATACATCTTTGTATTGCTCTATTAAGTTCTCTTGCACCATAGGTTGCATCATATCCTTGTATTGCCACATAGGTAATTGCACTTTTAGCAATTTTAATCACATACCCACTTTCCAACACACGTTCTTTAAGGTCATCTATTTCATTATAGATAATCTTATGAATATCTTCTTGTGTTAAGCTATTAAACACGATTGAATCATCTAGTCTATTAAGGAATTCTGGTTTGAATTTCTTTTTAAGTGCCTTATCAATGATTGAACGCATGTTCTTTTCTGTATTAACAACAGTAGCCCCCGTTTCAAACCCCATATTCTTACCGAATGTATTAAGTTCTGAAACACCAATATTAGATGTCATTATAATTAGGCAATTTTTAAAGTTAACTTGCCTACCTAATCCATCTGTTAATTGACCATCATCTAATAATTGAAGTAATACATTGTAAATATCTTCATGTGCTTTTTCGATTTCATCAAATAAAACAACAGAGTATGGTCTTTTTCTAACTTTCTCAGTTAGGTGACCACCTTCTTCATAACCAACATACCCAGGTGGTGGACCGATAAGGCTTGTAACATTAAATTTTTCCATATATTCGGACATATCTAATCTTATCAATGCATCTTCAGAACCAAATAGGTTTTCTGCAAGTAATTTAGCTAAATGGGTTTTACCAGTACCAGTTGGTCCTAAAAATATAAATGACCCGATAGGCTTACTTTTATCTTTAATACCAAGACGGTTACGTTTAATGGCTTTAACAACCTTATCTACGGCTCTGTCTTGACCAATGATTAGTTTTTTAATGTCTTTATCCATATTAACCAATCTTTTGGTTTCTTCAGTGGACATATTACTAATTGGTATTCCAGTCATCATACTAACAACTTCTGAAACCAATACTTCATTAACAATAGTTTTATTATTGTCTAATGATTTTTCCCATTTCTCTTTTTCAATATCCAACGCTTCGATAATTTTACGTTCTTCATCCCTTAGTTTGGCTGCGGCTTCGAAATCTTGTTTAGCTACGGCAGTTAATTTATGTTTACTAATTTCGTATTTGTTTTCTTCTAAGGTTTTAATATTATTTGGTGCTACTATATCAACATTAGTAGTTGCACCCACCTCATCCAAAACATCGATTGCTTTATCTGGCATGGCTCTATCTGTTATATATCTATCTGATAACCTAACACATTCGTTAATGGCTTCATCTGTATAGATAACACCATGGTGTTCCTCATATTTGTTTTTTATGTTATTAAGAATCACCGTAGTTTCTTCAATTGATGGTTCTTCAATATTCACTCTTTGGAATCTTCTTGTTAAACCAGTATCACCTTCGATATTTTCTCTAAATTCATCTGGTGTTGTAGCACCGATTACTTGAATTTCACCACTACTTAAGGCTGGTTTAAATATATTAGCAGCATCCATACTTCCAGATGCATTACCAGTACCAACAATGGTGTGAAATTCATCTATGAATAAAATAACATCTTTATTATTTTTTAATTCATTTAAAATGGCCTTCATTCGTTCTTCAAATTGTCCACGATACTTAGTACCAGCAACAATTGAAGATAGGTCTAATGAATAAATCTTTTTATCCAATAACACCCTAGATGCCTTACCTTCATTTATAAGTATTGCAAGACCTTCAACTATCGCTGTTTTACCAACTCCAGCATCACCAATTAAAATTGGGTTATTTTTCTTACGTCTAGCAAGTATTTGAGATATTCTTTTAATTTCCTTTTGTCTACCAATAACTGGGTCAATACCACCTTCGTTGGCAACCTCGGTTATGTTCCTACAGAAATTATCCAAAACTGGTGTGCGACCGTTTTTATCTTTCTTGTCTTTACTACCCATTGGGAATGGTATATCTGAATCACTAGCATCGCTATCATCATCTTTAAAAGAACCGAATTCATTATTAAGTTTCATAATTATACCTTTAAAGCTTTTATGGGTTATACGATGTTTTCTAAGTAATTTAACAAAATCCCAAGTATTGTGGGTTAATATCCCCAACAATACATGTGCCGTATCAATTACATCTGATTTAACACCCTTGGCTTCTGTTGATAATAACCTAAACGCAGTTTTGGTTTCATCACTAAATTCTAATTTTACGTTTGTCTTAAGCCCTTCAATCCTATTTAGATTTGAAGTGGTTATAAATTCGTTAGTATCTTCAGTTAATGAAATTAAATCTACATTCATTTCTGATAACAACGATACGCAGTTATTTTTTTTATCATTAAGGATTGCCAGTAACACATGTTCTGGTCTTACGAAGTTATCATCGAACTCCTTTGCAATATCATTTGCGTTTTTTATAATGACCTTAACCTTTGGGACTACATTTCTATTCATATATATTTTGTTTATCATCTTGTCAAACAAAGATAGTTAATTAAAACCAATAAATCAAGGTTGACTTATTAATAAATATTGACTATATTTGTAACAAATTAAAAAACAATGCCTAAAAGAATCGAAATACTTAAAATTGAGGATAATAACATTAATAAAATAACTCATATTGATGCCCAATTATCATTTGAGGGTAACCATATGATTATCGAAAAACGCACATATATTACAGATTGGGATGATAAAGATAAAGAAAAACTACAATTTATTGAATCAATCGTTTATAATTTAAGTGAAATAAAATCTTTTAGACAATATTATAATTAAACAAAAACAAAAACTATGTTAAGACAAAAAGTAATTAATGAAAACGTAACTACATCATTGTATGATTCATCCAACGTTGTAGCGTCAACTTATGACACAAGTAATAACAATTTAACAGTAATATTTAAATTTGGTGGGAGTTATACCTATCTTGATGTACCACATACTGACTATTTTAGATTTGAAACTGCTGAAAGCCAAGGTAAGGTATTAAACAGTAGTATTAAGAAATTTAAGTTTGTAAAGAATGAAGATGTAGACGTTAAAGTATTCGAAGATGAAATCTTACTATTAAAGGAAAGTGAAATTAAATCGCATACTGAAGATATGGTTGAATATATGAGGATGTTTATTAGTAGTGTTGATACTGGTAACGTTATCACCAACCAAGCAATCGAAAGAATTAATCACATGACTAACCATTATCTTCAAATCAATGAGTAGGGTTGATGGAAAATACTTAAGGCTTCTCCATAAGATTATGGATGAAGGTGTACTAAAGGGTGATAGAACTGGTACTGGTACTAAATCCATATTTCACCATACCCTTGAATTAGATATGGCAGATGGTTTTCCACTGCTTACAACCAAAAAGATGTTTACTAAAGGAATCATACATGAGTTACTTTGGCTTCTTAATGGTGATACCAACATTAAATACCTTGTGAATAATGGGGTTAATATTTGGACTGGTGACGCATATAAGAAATATGAACATTATCATAACAACCATCCAACAATACATTCTAATCGATTTGATATCCTTTCACAAGAAGATTTTGTAGATAAGATTAATAATTTTGATGATGATGACCACTTTGTTAAGGAATGGGGTGATTTAGGTCCAATCTACGGAAAACAATGGAGAGAATGGAAAACTCTTATTCCATATGATATAACTAATGAAAATTGTAAAGTGGCGGTTAAAACAATTGACCAAATCCAAAATGTTATTGACCAATTAAATAACAACCCAGATGGTAGACGTATTATGGTGTCTGCTTGGAATGTTGGTGAGATAAGTGAAATGACACTACCACCATGTCACTGGGCATTTGAATTCTATACTGAGGAATTAACTCATGATGAAAGGATTAAAATTGTTATTGATACTGTGGATTGGGTAAGGGATTCATTTGACCCAGCTCATGAAGCAAATAAGTATTTATATCGTGGACAACCTTTAATTTATGGTGATTTAATACCTTATCGTAAGTTATCTCTTAAATGGCATCAACGTTCTTGTGATACCTTCTTAGGTATTCCATTTAACATTGCTAGTTATGGATTTTTACTTCATATGGTTGCACAACAAGTTAATATGATTCCAGATAAGTTGATTGGTGATTTAACCAACGTACATATCTATAAGAACCATTTTGACCAGGTAGCCGAACAATTGAGTAGAACAAATGAATTTGATTCACCTAAGTTAATCTTAAATAAAGCTAAGGATATATTCAGTTATAAGTTCGAAGATTTCAAGATTGAAGATTATAAGTCCCATTCAAGTATTAAAGCCCCACTTTCTAATTAAGGTTATTTATATAAAGTATTGATTTTTCATAAGTTTTAATATATTTATTAATATAATAACAACAAAAATATAAATTATGGCTTTAAGAAGTGGAGTTTTTTCAACAATACATCTATCAACAGATGCAGATTTTGTAAACTACAGATACTATCAAGTATATGCGGGTACTGGTGGTGCACCAGTAATTAATGATGTTGCAGTAACAATGTCTGCAGCTACAACATTAGATATATCTGTTAAATCAATAAGTGCTACGGCTGGAATATACGTGTTGGGTGTTAAGAAAGATGTTGTCAATGGACCACAAACTTTGAGTAATTATCCTCAACCAGTATAAAAAAATATATAAATTAAAATTATGAAAAAAGTAAATACAGTAAGACCAGTTGGTTTAAAAGGAAACGAGAAGCTTAATAGAATGAAAGAGCTAATGGGTGAAGCATTCAATAGTGATAGAGTAAATCGTTCTGTTATTGAGATAACTAAAAGTGGACCAGATGGTAATTCATATGCTATTGTTAGGGAGAACCACGAATACTACATTAAGGTTACAAGTAAAACACAAAACTTAGTTACTGAAGATTTTAATTACATGGGTGGTCTTAAGAACAAAAAAGAAGCATCATACCCATCATATTCAAAAGCACTTAAACAATTAAATCTTAAGTTTATTAGCCTTGCTGAAGCACACGAAAAAAATGGTGGTGTTAATGTGTTTGTTGGTGATAAGCTATTAAAAGAAGAAATGAGTCCTAATAGAAGTTTTAGTGAAAAACAAGGTTGGGGTGATAACGATGAATTTGTAACTAAAGCTAAAGGTACTGAATTAGATTCAGACGCACCTATTGATAAAGAAAACTCTGGTGATAATGTTGCTAAGGGTAAAGCTGAGAGTGAAGATGAAACCGTAAAGTTAAGTGAAACTGAATTAGCTATTGATGAAATGATTACTGGTAAACCAGAAGAGGTTATAGAAGAAACTAAAAAAGGATTTAGCATCGCTAGAGCAATTGCAGAAATGGACGGAATCGTTGAGTCTGTATTTGAGAAAGATGATGTAGATGTTCTTTTAGAAGGGCTTTCTAGTGACCAAAAAGATGCACTAATCAAAAAATTAGCTAAAAAAAAAAGCTAAGGATATCTGAAACTAAAGCAGATGGTATGTCCACTGGTCTATTCCAAGACGAGGAAGATGGATACAATTTAGAAGAAACAAATTATAAGTTAAAGCTGGATGTCCCTACGGATGATTCGGCTTTACCTACGTCTGGTAATGACGACTTAGGTGGTTTTGAGGACTTAGGTGGTGAAGACGACCTTGGTGGTCTTGAAGACCTGGGTGGTGAAGATGGTGATAAACCATTTGATGACCAACCATTTGATGCTGGTGTTGAAGCAGATGAAACTGAAGACCCAGAAAAATTCATACAACAATTATCTGGAAAACTAGGAACTAGTCTTAGAAAGTATAGTGAAGAAAGAGGTCAACCAGATTTCGATTTAGAGAAGTTCGCAGTTAATTCTGTTATCTCGGCTACACATACTGCTGAAATGGATGATGGTGACCAAAAAGATATTATAGCTAAGGTTAAAGGTTCTGGTGCAGAGGATGATATGGGTGGTGAAGAAGCACCAAACGATTTAAATCTAGACACTAGTGAACCAGTAGATGGTGGTGATAATGGTCTAGAGATAGGTGATACAGAAGATGGTGAATTAGAAGAAGCCGATGGTAGTGCTGATGATGGTTATTTTGGTAAAAACTTAAGTGATGATGAAAAGGAAGAAGAAGCCGAATATAATAAAAGTAAAGAACATTACGATGCAGTATTCACTGAAAGTGATGTAGATGAAGCTGCCATAAGAAAGCCAGAAGAAGAAACAAAACCAAATATTCATGTTTACCAACAAGACCCTAATGCTGAAAAGGATATAAATGAGGGGTTGAAACATGAGAATAAAAGAACTATCTTTGTTGAAAGCGTAATGCCAATGATAAGACGTGAGATTGCAGAATTAAAGGGTGGTACTGAAGTTAAACCAGCACCAACTGTTGAACCAACTGAAAAACCATTACCAAAAAAGAAAAGGGTTTGGAGGGCAAAACCAGATGTAAATCCAAAACCAAAGGCTAATATTGACGAGGGTGGTAATAAAGATTTAGCATTTAACGGTAGATTTGTTGAACAAGGTTCAATTGAACTGGAGGGGGTTAATCCAAACGATTACCCAAAATTTACAGATGCATTCATTAGTAAAGCTTATTATAATGATGGTACTGAATTATCAGAAGATGAGCGTGAATTATTTCAAAACGAATATTCTAGTTTAATACTTGATATGGCATACGAAAGTTTAATACCTTAACTATGGAAGAATTATTTTTAATATATATAAATAAGATAGGTGATGACTGGGAAGGTAATGGTGTTCATGAATTTATATTTTCAGATACTATTGAAGATGTAGATGGTGAAGATTGGGATGCACAACCAGCCTCTGGACAACCAAGTGGTCCAAACAATTCATTCGTAAAGAAGGTTGGTAAGATAACACTTGAAAAGATTGAATTAAAACTAATTCAAGAAAGTGATAGTAATAGTGTTTGGGATGCGGTAGATGGTATTATAGCTTTGGGATATGAAAATATTGAAGGTTATGAAGACTACCCAGAAACAAGACTTAAATTCTTCTTTGGTGATACCATTAAAGCGGTGGAAGAAAAGCTATTTGAAAGTGATTTAGTATTAACATATAACAATAAAGTTAAAAATATATTCGATGAGGATTAAAAAAAGAAGTATACAAGAAAAGATAAACCCAGATGTGGTTGCAAAACAAACTAGAGATGTTGTTGATGCAGTAAAAGGTGAATTAAAATCAGATGATGATACTGCCGTAGATTTTATTAAAGGTATGACTGGTGGTAATGTATCTGAAGATACAGAAGATGATGTTGCTAGTAGAGCAATCGATTTTGGTGTTGAAGAACCAGAGTTGGGAAAACAAGTAGATAGAAATATGCCTAAGACTGGTGGTATTGATTATGGTGAAAAGAGTGGTGGTGAACCAGATTTACCATTTGAGGGTACTAAGAAAAAAAAGGTTGTTGAAGGTAGACGAGTAGTTAAAACAATAAAAATTAGAGATTTAAAAAAATAATAATGAGTAAATTCCCAAAAAAAATACTACGTAATAAACTAACCAATAGATTGGTTGAGAATTTTCTATACGAAGATGGTATTACTGAGAGAATACACCCTAAATTAGAAGAAGACTTAAGAAATAACAAACATTCATTAGCTGAGTGTGATGTATTCCCAGAGGGTGACGTAATTACTTCTGAAATGAAACTTATTCGTGAAAGGTTTAAGGAAGTGGTACATAGGTGTAGAGATGCGTTTGATGTTGATAAAATTAACGATAATGAAATGAAAGCACAACAAATGCCACTGGTTTATAAGGCTATGGATTTGGAAGGACCCCATCTTAAAGAATTAGAAGAGTTAGCCATAAGAATGGTTATGGAAGAGTTTGATATGGATGAAGATGATGTATTGTTAGAAGCTAAGTTAACTCCAAACGTTAATTTATCTGGTGCAAGTATTAAACCTGGTAATGAAGATGTTAGTGAGGCGTTTAACGACCATGATGAAATCATAGAAGCTAATGCTCAAGTTAAAAAAAGACGTGTACTTAATGCTATGACACAAGGTGCGGCTACTAAGGTTAATCATATGTTTCATATGGTTAATGGTGAATTAAGTGAATTGAACCCAAGGTTACCACATAACTATAAAAAAATAATGTCTTCTGCTGATTACTTATACTTTATCGCCCCAGACATTAATGGCGAATCAACTGCGGCTGGTGGTTCATGTAGTGTAGATTTTGATGGTGATGAAGGTGATGATAGACCAGTAATAAGGGTTGAAGCTATTATATTTCCAGTATTAATTCATGAATTAGTTAAGGGTGTAATGGAAGTATTATCTGCACACGGATTACCAACACAAAAGAATATTGCAGAATATGTAATTGATAAAGCAGACTTTATGGGGGCTGAACCATGGGATATGAGACTTGGACCACCAATGTGGTCTAGATTATGTGAGGCAATACCAGAAGAAGATTTTGGGTTAAAACACTACGTATATGCTGATATAGCTAAATTACCACCACATGAGTTTAATATGACAATGAAAGAAATTCTAGCACAAACCATGAAGGGTAAACAAATAATACTTGAAATACTTACCGAGGTTAAGGATGAACTTAAAGACGATGAATTTAATGAATCAATGGGTGATGATTATTTCAATATTGAAGACTTATTATAATTAAAATAAACTAACCAATAACCAAGCCCCATACGGGGCTTTTGTTGTTTTTACGGTACTTTACTATATTTATTAGTAAAATACTATGTTAACAAAATTAGAAATATTAACTGAATATGGTAAATGTCTGCAAGACCCAGTATATCCTATAAAGACGTATCTGGAAACTTATGACCACACCAATGAAAGTTTTGTACCCTTTAATTTGTTTGATAAACAAGTTGAAATTATAAGGGATTACGAAGAATATAGATTTAATCTTGTTGCAAAACCAAGGCAAGCTGGAATATCTACAACCACACAAGCCTATATGACCGTTAAGGCTGCGTTTGCGAGTAAAAAGAAACCAGTAACATGTCTTATCATCGCCAACAAGCTTACACTGGCTAAGAAGTTCTTAAAAGGGATTAAAGGGTATTCTAAACAATTACCTAGATGGGTATGGGGTGAAGAATATTACGGTTCAAAAGAAAAAGAGTCTAAAGATGCTTGGCTTAATAACTCTACAACAGAATTTACATTACCAAATGGTTCTTCATTCATAGCCGTTGCAACATCTGAAGATGCACTTAGGGGATATACACCAACACACTTAATATTTGATGAGGCAGCCTTTATTGATAATGGTATCGATGTTTATTCGGCAGCGATGTCATCTTGTGCAACTGGTGGTAAAGCAATGCTTATTTCTACACCTAATGGTAAGGATTCATTATATTGGAAAACATATGACCACGCTAAGAACACAAAGGTTAAAACTAAAGATACATATAATATAATTGAAATGCGTTGGTATGAAGACCCACGTTATAACAAAGACCTTAGATGGATTAAAGAAGGTGAAGATGGTGAGATTGAGGATGCGTTTGATGAAGTAGAATACGATAAACTTAAGTATGATGATTTTCTTAAGGATGGTTTTAAACCAACATCTAGTTGGTATGAGGGTATGTGTGAAACACTTCATCAAAATCCAAGAAAGATTGCTCAAGAGCTTGATGTATCATTCCTTGGTTCTGGTGGTAACGTTATCGCAGATAAAGATATCTTATACCAAGAATTACATAATGTTAGAGAGCCAGATTATACAGATGGTAAAGAGGGTGAGTTTTGGATTTGGGAGAAACCAATTGTTGGTCACCAATATGGTATGGGTGTCGATGTTGCTAGAGGTGATGGGGAAGATTCATCTACAATAGTTATTGTTGATATGACCACCATGGAAGAGGTGATGGAATACCAAGGTATGATAGCACCAGATTTACTTGGTGAGTTAGTTTATAAATGGGGTAATCTATATGCAGCTTACACGGTAGTTGATATCTGTGGTGGTATGGGTGTTGCAACCGTATTAAAATTAATTGAATTAGATTATCAATATTTACATTATGAGGACCCCAATGGTAGAAAAATACTTAATAGTAAAGCTAGTCAATTACAATTCTATGAAAAGAATAGTAAAACCCCAGGTTTCAATGTGAATGGTGTTAGATTACCAATGATTGCAAATTTGGAATTAATGATTAGGACTAATGGTATTAAAGTTAGGTCTAGTAGATTAACATCTGAGATGGGTACATTTATTTATGTAAATGGTAGACCAGACCACCAAGCTGGTTCTCATGATGATTTACTTATGGCTTTGGCCATGATTCTTTGGATAATGGAACACGCATTTAAAAAGATGGAAAAATTAGAAAGTCAAAATAAGGCTATGTTAAGTGGTTGGGCAATTGGTGGTGCGGCAACAGTAAAAGAAGAATATAATACTGGATATGTATCCAGAGCAAATAGAAATATAAAAGCATTACCTAAACCTAGGTTACACCCAAGTGTTAGGAATTCGGTGCAAGACCCAAATGGTGATTACCTTTGGTTATTTAGTGGAACAAGATAAATTATGGCAAAGAAACAACAAAATACAAGAAGTAAGGTCTTCGTGAGGAAGAATGGTGGTGTTAAGGGTGGTAAATTATATAAATGGTCACCAAGAGATACACAAAAGAAGGTAAACGCACCAGATAATGATACAATAATAGGTGGTGTATACTTTTGTACCACCCCAATAGGTGGACAAGGTAATGACTTTATAACAACATATGTGTATAACCCAGTGATAATTGATGGACGATTAGTTAGGGAAGCATATGTTCAATGTGATTATGTAATGTAAGTGTTTAATTTTATATTAAAACAATTATATTAATCAAAGAAAAAAAAAATTATGGCAAAAAAGAATTTAACAGTATTTCAAAGGTTAAACAATATATTTTCACCAGAAGGTATTAATGTTCCTAAGAGTATAACAAATAGATATTCAATCGGTAATGATGTATTACTGAAAACCTCTGATAAAGCAGAGTATGACCAAGCTAAATTACAAGCACAACAAAATAAGTATCTTGGTGGGATGTGGAAGAAAGTTGATGGAGAATTATTTCAACACTCAGTTCACTATGAAACAACCCGTATTGGTTCTTATACCGATTTCGAAAGTATGGAATTTTATCCAGAGATTTCGGCAGCACTAGATGTGATGATGGAAGAAGCTACTACCATTAATGAAAAGGGTAGAGTATTAAACGTTTATTCAGATTCAAAAAGGGTGAAAACCATTTTAGAAGATTTATTCTTCAATAGACTGGATGTACATACAACACTTCCGATGTGGACTAGAAACACTTGTAAGTATGGTGATAACTTTGTATTCCTTAACATCGATGATAAAGCTGGTGTTATTGGTGCACGACAATTACCTAACTTCGAAATTGAAAGACGTGAGGGTGATTTATACAACAGACTTTTATTAGGTACTTCAACAAGTACTGACCCAGATGATGACCCAAAGGTTAAGTTTTACTGGAGAGGTAGAGATATTGAATTTAGTTCTTGGCAAGTAGGTCACTTTAGACTTCTTGGTGATGATAGAAGACTTCCATATGGTACATCTATGCTTGAAAAGGGTAGACGTATTTGGAAACAACTATTACTATCTGAAGATGCGATGCTTATATATCGTGTAACTAGAGCACCAGAAAGAAGAATATACAAGATTTATGTTGGTAACATTGATGATGCCGATGTGGGTGCTTATGTAGATGAAATTGCTAATAGGTTTAAGAGAACCCCAATCATGGATGCCCAAACGGGTCAAATTGATGTGAAATACAATCAATTGGCTAATGACCAAGATTTCTTCATACCAGTTAGAACTGAAGATGCACCAAGTCCAATTGAGACACTTCCAGGTGCTGCAAACTTAGACCAAATTGCGGATATAGAATACTTACAAAGAAAGCTATTTACTGCTGTTAGAGTACCTAAGTCATTCATAGGATATGAAGATGCTTTTGGTGATGGTAAAAACTTAGCACTACAAGATATTAGGTTTACAAGAACCATTAATAGAATACAACAAGCAATGATTCAAGAATTGAACAAGATTGCTATATTACATTTATTCTTATTAGGGTTAGAAGATGAGTTAGATAATTTCACACTTACACTTAACAACCCCTCAACACAAGCAGAGATGCTTAGGACTGAACACTTACAAGCTAAGGTTAACCTTTATAGGGATGCCGTAACTGATGCGGGTAATGGATTTGCACCTATGTCAATGACTAGGGGTAAACGAGAAATACTTGAATGGAGTGATGATGAGATTAAACAAGATTTACTTGAACAAAGAATGGAGAAAGCAGCCGCAGCAGAATTAGAGAATACTGCGAGTGTTATTAAACATACTGGTACATTTGACCCAGTTGATAGGGTTCATGGTGATATGGATAAAGCTAAAGAAGGTGGACAATCTGCTGAAGACGAAGGTGGCGATGGAGAAGGTGGCGGAGATGGTGGCTTCGGTGGTGGTGGCTTCGGTGGTGGGGGTCTTGACTTTGATGAAGGTGGTGATGATTTAGAAATTGATGGTGATGAAGGTTTAGAAGATGGTGGTGAACTTGAATTGGGTGATGGTAGCGATGAAGGTTTAGATGGTGGTGATACAGATGCACCAGAAACCACAGAAGAATCTAAAGGTTTTAATAAATTAAAACTACTTAAAGAAGATAGACTAACTGCATTAGGTAATCAAAAGAAATATCTTGCCGAACAAGATTTTGAAACCGCTAATTATTACAGAGAAAAAGCTAAAGGTATTGTTAGAGAAATTAGAAAGCATAATGGTAATAAAAAATTGGGTAATAATATCCGTAGAATTAGTAATATCCATGGTAATGCCTTACTTAATTCTATTAAGCCAGATGGTGATAAAATAATGAATGAGCGAATTAAGATTGTGGACAAAAATATTCGTATCAATGAAAATATAGATGAGATGATTAAGGAAATAAACAAAACGTTAGATGAATAATGTTTTTTGTCTCTATAATCTATATTTATTAATAAATAATAAACTATGAAAAATTTTGGTTTTATAAAAAGTTCTTTTAATACAGTTTTATGTGAAAATATTAGCAATAAAAGAGCTAATAGTGATTCGTCATTTAAAAGCTACGTAAAACAACTAAAGGAGAATAAATCATTGAAAACCCAATTTTTAATATATAAGAATATTGAAGATAAGGTTGAAGAAAATGAAAGTCTTGCACGTGAATTTGTGAAAGAAAGCATTGGCTTTATGGATGGGTTTTCTAAGAAGGAAATAAAGGAAGCTATAAATTCTTTAATAGCTATAAATCCAGATGTATTAAATGTAAAAGATGTTTACATGGGTAATGATGATTTAAAATTGTTACATGAAAACATTTCATACTTAATACTAACAGATAGAAACCCTAACACCATTGGTAAGATTGTTGAAACAACAAACTGTATTGTTAATTACATTAAAAATAACAAACCAAGTGTTGTATCGGAAGGTTTCGTAATGCCAAATAGTCAAATTGGTTTATTCTTAGTTGAGAAGTATAATGAAACATATGAAGACCTGGATGAATCATACAAAACGGCCATTAGAATCATAACAGAATCTAATGAGAGTGAACAAAGTGAGTTTTTCACAGAATCAGTTTCTAACTGTTTAGAGTTAATAAACAGCAACTTGAAAGATTCTGAAATTGGTGTTAAAGAAAGTCTATTAGCAGCAAAGGAAAATTTATTAAATAAGAAGTACGAACCTAAAACATTTTTAACCGATATATCTAAGATATTAGAATTCACAGAAGATTTAAAATAAAAAAAGTTATCATGATAGAAGAGTCTAGTAATATTACCAAATTAAAGAAGTTAATAAATTATGAAGATTATGACCAATGCACACATGAATTGGAATTGGCATGTGATATAATAAATGATGCTAATGATAATGGTTATTGGTCATGGAATATTGAAAAAGAATTTTGTTATTTAAGTTCATCAGTAAAGAAGTTACTTGGTTATAGTGATGATGAATTAAATGGGTATAAACCACTGACAGAATTATTAGTTAAAGGAGATGATATAAAATTCATTAATAAATTAGATGAATATATTAAAAGTAAGACAGAAAAACCGTTTCAAATAATCCTTGATTATTACCATAAAGATGGGAGTGTTGTAACACTACTATGTAGGGGTTTAATAACAGATTGGGGAATAAACAATGAACCAAAAAAGATGGTTGGTTCATATATTAACATTACTAAATTATAAATCATTAAAAAAAATGGCAAATAAAGATGAAACCAAAGAAGATGGTTGGAATGAGTACTCAAAACTTGTTTTGGCTGAACTACTTAGATTAAATGATAACGATAATAAGCTTCGTGATACAATCACAGAGAGTAATGGTAGGTTATATAAAGCACTTAGTGAGATTAATATTAAATTAGCTCGTCTTGAAGCATTTGAAAGAGAAATTGATGTAATAGATAAGTGGAAACTAGATATGGAAGAGGTTGGTACACCAAGTGTTCTTAGACAAATCAAAGCAGATGTTGAATCACTTAATACTTTTAAAACAGTAGCAACAACTGTATGGGCTATCGTTCAAATTGGTTTTGGAATCATCATCGCCATATACTACAAATAAAATTTGACTTATCGTAATTGTTGCTTATATTAAGGCTTAAGCAACCAACTATGATAGTAAAAAATGGAAAAAAATTAATCATCGACAAACACTCAAATCTTAACGTTGTTTTCGGAACAGTAGATAATAAGAATCCAAAATCTATGTACATTAACATATCTGGTTGGGCAAACCCAATTGATATAACAATTGATGATTATGATAAGATTATCCATAACATTACAAAAAAGATTAAAAACACGTTATTCTTAAATATTGATTCTACAATGTTTCATACTAATAAGGTAATTGTAGATTTTAATATGAGAAAATCTGGTGTTAGGTTTGGAAGGAAGAGTTATATGAATTGTGAGGTAACCTTATTTCAAAAGAATAACTACAACATGCAAAATCAACTTATTAAGGACACATTAAATGATATCATTGAGATATTACTGGATGATGTGTTTAATGATTCTGAATACTTCGAGTTTACGCAAAATAAATAAAACCTAGTCCACTCTAGGTTTTTTTAATGTCTTCTTTATATTTATTAGTATAAAAAAAGAATACATGTTTGACGCTGACGTAAAAATACTTAAACCTGGACAAACTGGTTTTGGATACTTAATAGAACAAGATGCTGGTTACATATCACCAGATGATACACGAAACCAAGAATTCATCAATGAGATTGATAAGATATCTACTGGTGTTAATATAATGTTTGAACCACTTGTGGTTTATGTTGTATTACAAAAATGGGGTGTAAAGAATCGTAATGGAAGAATATATCCACGAAATATCTTAGAAAGAGAGGTAGATAGATACCAAGAGTTGATTCAACAACGTAGAGCTGTTGGTGAACTAGACCATCCAGAATCTTCAATAATCGCTGGGGATAGAATATCACATAACATAACTAAAACATGGTGGGAAGGAAAAACACTTATGGGTACTATGGAAGTACTTATGTCACCAGGTTTCATTAAGCATGGAATTATATCTTGTAAAGGTGATGAAGTTGCTAACTTATTAAGACATAAGATAATGATTGGAGTATCATCTAGGGGTGTTGGTTCACTTACAGAAATTAATGGTGACCATATTGTTCAAGAAGATTTTGAAATCATTTGTTGGGATGTTGTGACATCACCAAGTACACCTGGGTCTTGGATGTTTAATAGTAGAGAACAAGCAAAACCATTTACAGAGTCTATAGATAAAAGTGAAAATTTATTAATTACTAAAATAAATAAATTCTTATTAAATTAAAAAAATAACAAAAAAATGTTTTTTACATAAAAAACATATATTTATTATCAAATGGGTGGATTATACCACGCATTCAATAAATTAACATTTAAAAATTAATACAAACAAAAAATGGCAAAAGTAGAAAAATCAATTTTAGAACAAAGTTTGTTGGACCTTAAGAAAATCCAAGAAGCACTAAATGCCAATACCAAGGAAATACTTCGTAGCGTAGCTAGAGAAGAAATTGACGGTGTAGTGAAAGAATCTTTAGAAGAAGGTTTTGTAGAAGAAGATGTTGACATGGATGATACCGAAGAATTAGATTTAGATAGTAGTGATGCTGGGGAAGAAGTTCCTAGTGCAGAACCTGCTGATGATGATATGGGTGGAGTTGATGTTGGCGATGCTAGTCAAGAAATGGGTGCAGACCCAGCAGTTGGTGCGGATTCTGAATTAGGTGATGACCTTGAAGGTGATGACCTTGAAGGTGATTACGAAACTGGTGGAGATGAATTCGGTGGTGAAGAAATGGATATGACTGGTGCTTCAGATGATGAAGTAATTGCGGTTTATAAAAAATTAACTGGTGATGATGAAATCGAAGTGGTGGTTGATGATGTAACTGGTGATGTTAAATTAACAGTAAACGAACCTGGTGAATTTGTAATCAAAACTGAAGAAGGTGCTGTTGAACCAGAAGAATTTGGTGCAGAAGAATTTGGTGGAGAAGAAATTGGTGCTGAACCAGATATGGGTGGTGCTGAAATTGGTGGTGAAGAACTTCCTACTGATGATTTCACAAGTTCGGATGAAATACCTGGTGAAGAAGAAGAAGAAGCGATTTATGAAATTGCTCTTGACGAAAGTGAACTTGCTGACCCAAAATTCAATAAAGAAACAAAAATTGGTGCTTCCGCAAGTGGAAAACCAAGAACTGCATCAAGTGATGTAGAATCAAGTATGACTGGTGATATAGAAACTGGTGATATAGAAGGTACTAAAGCTAGTCCAGACAAAGAAATCACTGGAGATAATCTAGTAGGTGGATTTGATGACGATGCTGTATCTCATGCTAATGGCGAAGGTCAAATGGTAATGGCAGAAGATGATATCGTAGAAGAAGAAGATGTAGAAGGTGATGAAGCTATTGAAGAAAAAATACAAGTTGGTAAAGGACGTAATGTAACAACCAACAAAACAACAATACAAGGTGCTGGTGGTGATGCCAACAAGGTTAAAGCTCCTAACGTTACTGCTCCTAATATGAGCGAGAGTAACAAGAAATATAATAACCTATTAAAAGAGGCTAATGAATTAAAAAGTAAGATTGGTGAATATAAACAAGCCAATAATAAATTCAGAACAATGTTAGCCGAGACAGTAGTGTTCAATTCTAACTTAACATACGTAGCTAAGTTATTTATGGAACATTCAACTACTAGACAAGAGAAAGAAGTTATATTCGAAAGATTTGATAATGAAGTTAACACAATCTTAGAATCAAAAAGACTTTATAAGGCTATTGATAATGAACTTGGTTCAAAAAAATCAGTTACAGAGTCAGTACTTAGCAAATTAAATAAAGAAGAATCTACCAGTAAGTCTAAGCTAAATGAAGCCAGTGCTTATATGGATACAGAAACTTCAAGAATTATGGACTTAATGAAAAGAGTCGATAATAGATAATAATAAAAATTAAAATTAAAACATAAAAATTATGTCACATTTATTAAACTCAGGTCAAGTAGGAAACATCGGATTAAACCACATGAAGGAAGTTCGAAGACTTACTCAATCTAAATGGGAATCTTTAGGATTCTTAGACGGTCTACAAGGACACGTAAAAGAGAACGTTGCTCAATTATTTGAGAATCAAGCGTCAACTCTATTAACAGAGACTACTAACGCTACATCTTCTGGTTCATTTGAAACAGTTGTATTCCCTATCGTTAGGAGAGTATTCTCTAAATTATTAGCTAATGATATTGTATCAGTACAAGCTATGAACATGCCTATCGGTAAGTTATTCTTCTTCGTTCCACAAACTTCTAACAGAGTTGATGGTTCTGGAGCTGGTGGTGACCCATACGTTGATGGACCTACGTTCAGTGCTCATACATCTATGGCTGTTGACCACTTACCAAACTGCGTTGACGTAGATGGTAATTGTGCTGCTACACCATACAAGACTAAATCACTTTACGATTTATACTACAATGATGGTTTATTTGATGCATCTAAAGGTACGGTAACAATTCTTACTAACCCAACTGTTGCATTACAAACAATGAACGCTAGTGGTGAATTCGCTGCTGCTGCAACACTTGCCGCACTTCCAACTGCAACTGATGGTTCTCTTAGAGCTGCTATCCTTAAAGTATCTGGATTTGGTGCTGGTAGAGATAAAGGTAGATTAACTGGTCCAGACGGAAACGAAATGGATACAGAATCATTCCTTGCTTCTCTTAAAGTTGTTAATGACACTGGTGCTCCAATCGTAGATTTAAACGATGGTGAAACTATATTTGCTGTTGGTGAAGAAATTCCTTTCAGATTAGTTACACAAAAATATGGTAAAGGTATTGTTGTATATGGTGACATATGTGATGCTGCTGGAGACTTATACTTAGAGGTAGATTTAACTCACCCAGCAGTAACTACAACCACATATGATGGTTATGTAGGTGCTGATGCGGGTGTTCACTCTGCATTAACTCAAACAGCTTTCGGTGTATCTTGGACACAATATGCGTCTTTAGAACTTGAAACTGAATTAGGTGAGGTATCATTCAACTTGGAAGAAGTTGTTGTATCTGTTGAAGAAAGAAAATTAAGAGCTACCTGGTCTCCAGAACTTGCTCAAGATGTTAGTGCTTTCCACAACATTGATGCAGAAGCAGAATTAACTGCTATGTTATCTGAACAAGTTGCTGCTGAAATCGATAGGGAAATCCTTAGAGATATCAGAAAAGCTGCGGCTTGGACTCTTAGATGGGATTACAACGGTTGGAGAAAAGCTTCAAGTGCTGCAAGTCCTTATACGCAAAAGGATTGGAATCAAACTCTTATTACAAGAGTAAACCAATTGTCTGCACAAATCCATAAAGCTACCTTAAGAGGTGGAGCAAACTTTATAGTTGTTTCTTCGGAAATTTCTGCAATCTTTGACGACCTTGAGTACTTCCACGTTTCAGACGCAAGTCCAGAACAAGACCAGTACAATATGGGTATTGAAAGAGTTGGTTCATTAAGTGGACGTTACCAAGTGTACCGTGACCCTTATAGCCCATCTTACTCAATCATAGTAGGACACAAAGGTAAATCATTATTAGATACTGGTTACATTTACGCACCATACGTGCCAATGCAACTTACTCCAACAATGTTCAACCCGTTCAACTTTGCACCAGTAAAAGGTATTATGACACGTTACGCTAAGAAAGTGGTAAACAACAGATTCTACGGACACGTAAGAGTTGATGGAGTTGTTACTTTCAACACTAATGAATTAAGATAAGAAATTATTTTATATATAAAACTAAAGGTTCTGATTTATCAGAACCTTTTTTTATGTTTAATACTTTTTTAGATATTTATTAATATGAAACTAACCAACATATGGGGTAATACATTAAAAGAATCAATTGTTATGGGTGAGGTTAATCAAGAAATTATGGATAGAATTCCAGATGATGCTTTAACCATTATGACAACCGATGATAAAATTCATCCATTTTCTGTAAACCAAAATGAAGAGGGGAGTTATAAACCTAAAGGTCTTTGGTATTCACA